CCATTTGGATCATCAAAGTTGTAACCCAATGTATCATAAAATCCTTCTGCATTTTCAATTTTTGCCATTATTAACCTCTTAAACCATTGGTGGGCCAATTAATGGTGTTGGTGCACCAAGATTGCCCGTGTGTACATGAGAATTATACATAGATACGTTTATCACATCAGTCATCCAAATTGCCTGCATAACAGAAAATAGTCCTAATGGTGCAACCACACTACCTATTGGTGCAAAAATACTACCAATAACATGAATACAACCTGGAACGGCTACAGGTGTTGCTGGTGTTGGCCAACCGAGTGACAAACCACCAGTTGAAGAACAGAAACCATATGGTCCTGCATACACACCCATGTTTGCATTGATACGACTTTCTGCTGTCAATGAATCACATACAATTGAACCATTTACATACATATCAGAGTTTACATCAAGCGAAAAAGCACCAGATAATCTTACTGCACCGCCAAAGTTTTCATTTGCTTTGAGTGCAATATCCATGTCACCAAGAAATTCCATTTCACCTTTTGCTCTGAGATTATAATCACCTTGAACAATCATGTTATAGTCACCGTCAACCCTAGTTGACATATCACCTTTTACGTGCATATTTGCATCGCCATGTATGGTAATATTGCAAAAACCTTTGATTTCTACGTTATTTTTGCCTGCAATAATCTGATAATTGTCACCAAAGACTTTATACACCTGGTCACCGTTAGTATGCATCTCAATAAAGTTTTTTGATTTGCCGTGCTGCAGGCGAATACGTTCTCTGGATGGCGTATCATCCATTTCAAACTTATGACCAGATTCCGTTTGTGTTACACGATTATATGGGTATAATGCAGGAAACTCTGGTGATTGAGATTCTGGTTCTTGCCATAAACTAGTATCCCTAGGTTCTTTGGGATTTTGCACATCATCAGCCATTATGCAGGACCTTTACTGTCACTTGGTGAAAAATTTTGAATTATATTTTGTTCTATTTGTGCAGGAGTTGGTATAGTTGATCCAACTTTCTTCAATATTTGATCAGAAGCTCTAAGATCAGCTGCACTTGTTGGTGAAGTTAAACCTGTTGTTGCAGCACCTGCAATTGCAACCGTATTTGTAACAACTTGTTGAGCACCAACCAAAACTTGTTGAGCTGCTGTAAAAACTTCTCCTGCGGCGCCGATTAAATCTTTATAACTTCCAGGTGGATCTCCTACACCAAATTGATCAAAAGCTCCGGTAGCATCACCGGCAGCTGCTGCTTCTTCTGCTAAAACTTCCGACCAAACATCAGCAAATAATGATCCTATTGCTTTTAATATTTGGCCAATACAACCTTTAAACCACGATAATACTCTAGCTGGTAAACTAAGAATCCATTGTAAAATGGCTTTTAATCTAATGATAACAGCAAGAACATATTTTTGAAAATCTAAAATTGGTTTAATGTATTCTTTATATATTGTCTTTATTTCTTGCGCTATTTGTTTAAGTTTATTAATCAATGCTGATGGTACACCAGAAGGATCTCCTAAACCCAAAAATCTTTGAATTGCTCTAATACCAGTTCGAACAGCTTGAGCGATTGCTTTTAGAAACTTTTTAACACCTATGTTTTTCTTTAACTCCAAAGAAAAGTCACAAGAATGTGCTCTAGATGCATTTGTTGCAGATGTACTACTATTTGCAACACGACCTACGGCTGGTGATGGTATTGTTGGTATTCCAACTACTTGAGAATCGTATGTATAATTTGGTCTAGGTGCATTGGTTTCTATACCAGATGCATTTGTTGGAGCTAATTTTGCATCACTTGCCATTATGCGTCCCTCTCAGCGTTTGATTGATTAACATAAATTGATTCACCGTAAAAGTTTTCTTCACCTTGTACATCTGCATCAGTTGATGATTGTGTGCCACCAACAGATGATGGTGTCAAGTCAAACGATTGTGAACTCGATGTGCCAGATCCTGGTCTAGAAGATGCACCTCTTTTTATGCCAGGCAGAACACCCATCATGACAGGAAACTGTGCTGCATCACCATCCATGAAAAACCCCACAACCCAATCACCAATTCTAGGTGTACTAAAGGTATCAGCGTTATTTATTGGATGCATAGCAGCTGCCCAAGGCAAATCTTTGGTTGGTAATTTTTGTTGATTGTTATCATGCCAACCAAATATTCTAACTTGACAGCGAGCGAGGCCCAATGGATCAACTCTAGTCTCCACAACACCAACCCACCAACGAAAACCATCTTTACCTAAAAAATTTTCCATTAAATCGATTCACCATAAGTATTGTTTCCGTAAAAATCTTCATTGCCTTGTATATCTGCATCTGCGTTAACATTATTGTTAACAACATTGACATTTATGGCTTCACCATAAAAGTTTTCTCCACCTTGAATATCTGCATCACCAAAGCCAGTTCGTAAATTTGAAATGTCATTGTAAAAATCTGTTATGCCAGATAAAGACCTATTTTGTGCAGTATCTTGATCGATATCTGCATGGTCTTGTATAGAACTGTCTTTAGCAACCTCTAAAACTGTTTGATATACTGATGGTGCAACAATAACGTGCCGCACGGCATTTACCAAATATCTTCCAGAGAAAAATTTATCAAGTTCTTTATTAGTTCCTGTTGATAAAGAATATAAATTAAATTCAATTACTTGACCTGGAGTAATATTTGGATCTCCTGGTATTGTCATTTTTAAAACATTATAATTTGCCATAGCCAACTCTGCGGTTCTATGTGGCACAAATTTTTCTATTCTTATATCTTCACCAAGAGTTTCTTTTGATCCATTTATAAATGGTACATTATTTTGATCTTTATTTGTAACTACTAATTTAAGTTTACCTTCAGGTGATTGTGTCTGAGTTGCGCCTTTTTTATTTCTTTTAAAATTTACTGCATCACCAGGATTTAAACGTTTTTTATAATTTTGATTGTAATTGTAATCAGTTACATTAAAGTTTCTTGTTAAAGGATCTATTGAAATTAATCGATTTGAAAAAGTTCCAGAATCAATATCTTCTAACATATCATGTGTTTTAATAACTTCAAAATTTAATACACTTATCATGTCAGATTGAAAATTTTGATATTGATCTGGTAAATTTAAAGCTTGATATTTGTATTTTGCGTATGATTTTTGTCCCATCATACGTGATAACGAATCGAATTGAAAGCCATTTTTATTCTCAAAAAATATCATATCAGCAGTTTCGCCACCATTGTATAGTGGTCGAGCATAGTTTGATAACCAACTGATTGCTTCGATAGGTTTTGCTCTTGGTATTACAAAATCATACAAACCACTTGTAGGTAATATGTTTAGTTTTGATGTTGGTATTCTTAACTCTAAATTTAGAATTGTTGCAACCATTTCAGATATTGGTTTGTCTTTAAATACTCTCACAACCTTTGACTGTTCAGACAATAACAATTCTTCTGAACAAAAATATAAAGTATAGAATTCCACCATCATATTGCCTGAAGGTGTTCTTGGTCCAATCTTGTATACTCTAAATTTTTTCTTTACTCCAGAGTTACCACCAGAACCTAAACTCTTATCAAATTGCACCTCTATAATTTCATTACCACTTAGTTGTAACTTTTGTATAAGACCTAAAGCATCTGAAATTGTAACAAAACCAGAAGTCACAAAACCATACAAATCTTCATAATATGAAAACTCATACATTAACTGTTTAATGTCTATTTGTACATTATTTCCAGTAATTAAATTTAATTTTTCAAGAGAAAAATCTTGTGCAAAAGCTAATCCTGAACCAATAGCCATATTATGCCATCAATTCCAAAAGTTCTTTTTCCAACTGGTCTGCATATGCAGCATTGATTAATTTTATTTTTCTCTTTTTTTCATTTAAATTATACTCATAATCATATACAGAAACGGATCTTTTTGTTATTACAATTTCTACTTGGCCTGTTGCTGTTGTAACAATCGATTTTGATTCTACGGTAGAATCCCATGTTTCTTGATCAACCCGCACAGAAAAAGTAACTTTTCTATTTGTTGTTAATTCTGTTTGAGTTATTACTTTTTCATAATGATTTAAAAGATTTTGTGTATTAACATTAGGATATTTTGATTCCATGTAATTTTTAAAAACAATAGACTCTAAAGGCCAACCCCATTGTGCATCTAATATATTGTTTGGCAATAAAACCATCCAAAACCTAAAAGGATCATCATAATATTTGGCTGCAATAATTTCTGGTGTATCCGATTCTTGTATATCATATTCATAGTAGATTGATGAATTTTGTAATATTGCAGGTCTAACACTTGCTCTTGCTAATAAATTGGTATAAAGTATGGAATTACCATTCTTTGTATAAACAACTGTTGGAAGAGTATCAAAATATCTTAATGAACCCATTTTAATATCCTTGATTAATCATGTTTTTATCTATGAGTTCTATTTCTTTAAAATTCATAGTCAATGTTGTTTGAACCGGAGCTCCATCACTATGAGCAGACCATCCATTAGGTGCATAATTAACATCAATAGATGTTATAACACTTTCTGCAACTTTTGTAATGTGTTTATTTCTTACACCATTAAATAAAAAATCTACTTCAAAAGTATTAGGTATGTCATATAACATTCCAGCCACTCCACTACGAATCGTTGGTGCAGCTGCACTTCTAAATTCTTTTACTATATTTCTGACTTCTATAGCTTCTTCTCTTGAAGTTGGTGTAAATGTAAATGCTAATTGATAGTCTCTAAATGTTATGCCATCAAATAAAACTTGTTCTCTTGGATTTATAGCCAAACCACCAGTATTCAATAATAATTTTGTTACTGGTGAGTTTACAATAGATCCTACAGTTTGAGATAGTTTTCCTAAACCAGGTACGGCACTAGATGCTGCCAGAGCTACATCTTTTAAACTGGTTGCTCCATAACTTGGAGTATAAGGAAATGCAACAGTATCTGGCATATATAACGCTATAGTTTTAATTGGTGTTTTTTTTCTTTGTACAAAACTTGCATCTTTTAAAGCCGCTCGGCCACTTTCTGCAATTCCAGTAGCAACTTGGCCAGCTGCACTCCAAAGTTTTCCAATTCGATCCGTCGCAGATTGATCTTCGCCACCTACAGCGCTCGAAGCAGTTTCAAAGGCACCTGATACAGATTTGGCAGTATTTGTAGCGAGTTGAGAAGGTTCGATTTTATTAATCGTAAAATGAATATAATGACCTTTTGTTGCAGAACTTAAATCTTTTGGATATTTGTAACCAGCAAGATCATATCGAGAAGTTCCGAATAAAACACCTAAAGGTCCACCAGGTACATTAGTTATTCCAGGTATGGCAACTCCACCAAGAGAATCGGGGATAGAAATGATGGCCATGAGATTGTCTTTCTAAGGTTGAATATACATATTTATATGGCATACCAAGGATTATTCAAACCAAGAAACCCACAAAAGTATGTGGGTGATACTAAAAACATAGTTTATCGCTCTTCATGGGAATGTAGGGTGATGGATTGGCTCGACCGCAATGATGATGTGATATCGTGGGCATCTGAAGAACTTTTTATACCTTATATGTCACCAGTTGATGGTCGTAGACATAGATACTTTCCAGATTTTTTAATCAAAATTAGATCAAACAATGGTATCAGAACAGAACTATTAGAGATCAAACCTAAAAAACAAACACACCCACCAGAACAAAGAAAAAGAGTAACAAAGCAATATATTCAAGAAGTTGCAACTTGGGGTGTCAATCAAGCCAAATGGAAAGCAGCAGAAGAATACTGTAAGGACCGTGGCTGGACCTTCAGAATCATCACAGAAGATCATTTGGGTCTCAACTAAATAGTGAGATGGCATCAGCACTTAAAACACTATCATCTGGATTAAAAGAGGCACAGGTTCAACCTATGTCTAGTGATTCTATGAGATGGTTAATGACTAAGATTGCTGAACTTAGAAACCCACTTAAAGTCGCAAGTGATATAAACAAAGATACTGGTCGTAAAGTCACAAGATTTGGTCCAGGAAAATTGTATTGTTTCTATTACGATCCAAAAGGTAAGAGTGAAATGCCATATTATGACAGATTTCCTTTGGTATTGGTATTACAAAAAGATGTGGATGGTTTCCTAGGTTTAAATCTACATTATCTACCAATAAATTACAGAATTGCCTTTTTAGGTAAGCTTTTAAAATTTGCGATCCTAGACGATGAGAACAATGTTGAACGTCTGAGAGTGTCTTATGACATTCTGAGTGCCTCCAGACGCCTAAAAGAGTTTAAACCGTGTTTAAAAAAGTATTTGACTGGTCATATCCAGTCAAGATTACTTGCCATCCAACCTGATGAGTGGGAAGTGGCAGCTATGCTACCTATGCAACAGTTTCGGAAAGCTACCGTTCAAGAAGTTTGGCAAGATTCCACAAGAAAAATAAGGAAAGATTAAATGGCCTGGATAGATGAACTATTCTCAGTACCAGAAAGATTAACTAGTCAAATTAATCAAACCCTAACGGGTGGCATTAGTGTTCGTTCTACAAAAGGAAGAATTTCGGACTTCAAATCTAGTTTTGTCAAGGACCTTGCAAGACCTAGTAGATTTGATGTTCTTCTTCCAATACCATTT